CACTCTCGCACTCGTCGTTCTATTCAGCGTCCATTCAATTGCACTTAAAACACAAGGTTATCCTTTCTATTAGCGTGTTTATCAAATTTATCTTGCACTTGCTTAATAAAGGTTGTCGATGGAAAATGGAGTTTGTGCTCTCAAATGCTGTAATCGAACACTTGGATACTATAACAACAGTTTTGGATACACCCAGGAGTTATGTAATTTCCATCAGAAAATTGACTCAAACATGCATCGTCTTGATACGAATGGCCAATGGCAATGTCTTAGGCTTAATGTTTACCGAAAGGAGACATCGTGTGTATCATGTGGATGCCCATATTACTATTACTCGCAATCACGTATCACCAAGAAACTCCCAGCTGAGAATTGCCCCCACCCTGCATGCAGAGTACCTGGAGGCAAATCAACTAATTACCACCCTATTGAACGAACTAAAATCGGAATCTCTGTGGATGGATGTGATCCGAATGCGCCAGAAACTTATGAGGCTGAACCGAGGAACGTCAAACCTGTCATTGAAGAATCAAATAAAGAATACGCTCGACATGTTGGATGCTTTGGCTACAACTCTAACTTTTACGTCAACTACCCCTTCAGAGTGGAAGTCATGGAACAGTTGGAATACAAGCGCAAGGGTATCAGAATCCGACAGATTGAGGAGGGAAACTATAAGCCTCACGCTAACCTCGCTTTTGATAGAGTGGTCGGAGAAATACTTAATCTGAATGCTGCGTATACGAAATTTGGTGATGATCTGGTAATGATCGATGTCGGTGGTTCACCCAATCGCGCTTACATTCATGAACAAAAATTCTCAAAGATCCTCTACCTTTGTCCAACCCTCGATGCCGCCGATGTTGTTCGCTCGTTAAACCGTAACAAGGACGATCGTGTTCTTGAATGTACCCTCTCACAATTCCGCACCGCCAAACCCCACTTCCTGAACTTCACCCAGTCACTCTACTATGTAGGTCTGGAAGGTTTATTCGAATACATGTATCAGAACCAAAACTGTCGCGCTGCATTTTGTACGGTTCACAACTTCTCTGGTGAACGAGGAGAACTCTTTAATGAGGCCACGTACATTAAACGCGATGGCAAAGTGAACATGCATGTTGCTCAAACCAACAAGACTTACCGGCACCCTTCTCTGGACATACTACGTGAAAGGAATGGCTTAATCTTTGAACGGAACGGTGAAGTTTACACTCTGGCATGGGATTATCATGATCACACCCCGATAACTGACTGCTACATATTTGTTATGCGTAGGGGATATTATGAAGTTTCACGTGTCACTGGTATGCAACCGCACTCTGGCGAGGAAGACGTTACGGTCAATTCGTATCATGGTAATTATCTTTACTCCTTCACTTACAACAGCGTTAACTACCAATACATACGGGAGGTCCAGCAGGAGGTTGCCATTAAAGCACGCTTCCTCGAAAAGAATGCCGCTAATTTTGCCACTGTTTGTAGGGCTGTTCTCCGGGAACGTAGGGAGTTGGTCAAAGTCTATACTTCACGTGCTATTATAGCTAACGTAGCTAAGGCTTTTTACGGCGAAGCTTCCTTTGAAAAGAATGTGATCATGACTCATGAACATGAAACGTCGGCCGATTTTAAGAATCTTTCGAATGTTCTGCAAGACAAGTACTTCTTTTATCATGACTGGAAGTTCTCGCTCAAGTTGCTCGAACACCCCCTCGTCATTTCAGTTGGTCTCATAGTTAAGCTCGGTCTCGTGTACTGCGCTGCAACGGCTGATATGGATATTCTTCAAAAAATCATCGCTTTCGCGCTACGCATCCCCCTATTGCTTCGCGCCCTATCCTTAAGGGCCATCGAATGGTTGGAGGAAGAGGTTGCTGGCATTCGTGTGCCAGACTATGGTCATTCTCCCCTGGAAGAAATGCCTCAACCCGTCGACGAAATACATCCTCTCAAGAATATACCTGAAGAGGTGGAGGATAATTACTTTTTCCTTTACCTTTTGAACTTCTGCTGGATGTTCTCTTTGGTTTTCTTCATAATCTTTTCTCACATGTATCTCAAAAGGGAACACAGGTATAGCAAAATAATTAATGGCTTAAAAATTTACTGGTACAGGACGGATTATGAATTCATCCCCGAGACTCACCAACCCACACTCAGCTCCGGCACCCCCCTAAAGGAACATAAAAGGGGGTTTATCGAGGAAGTCGACCCATCTCGAAAGAACGAAAAAGATAAGCCGTTGTATCCTCTTCTTGGGAATATCAATGGTTACACACCGAATAACACCTCAGGCACGGTTGAATTTACAGAGACCGCCATTAACCTAAGGTGGCTAGAATGTGGTCCTTCAGAAGCTTTATCGGTTAAAACTTGGAAGACAATGCACGACTGGTTAACAAAAACCCTCAACACATGGCATAGACCTGAAGCTCTTAGTGAAATAACCGTTGATATGTTTAAGGAATGGATATCTCGTTATACCGGGCTCAAGTTAAAAATGCTGGTAAACGGCGTTAAACATCTTGATATCGTTAATAACGACACAATTTCCCATGCTGGTTGGTCGGCTTTCATCAAGCGTGAAAAACTCTACAAGACTATGGACGCTGAAATTAAGCCTCGCGGGATAGTTCACGCCAACCCAGTTTATAACGCATTCTTCGGTCCCTGGTTCTACAACATGTATAAGAAAGTCAAGGAGCTTTTTACTCTCAATGGGATACCCATCACCATAGCATCAGGCATCAACCGAACACAGTTGAGTAATAAAGTTAATGAACTGTACAAGGAGAAAGGGTTTGACCACATCTATGAAAATGACTTTACACAATTCGAGAAAACCCACACCTATGGGGCCTATATTCTCGAGTCAATAATTTACAAATTCCTCGGGATGCCCTCCTACCTTGTCGACAACTATGTTCGTTTGCACGGGAAGACCAGGGCGAAGACGTCAAAGTATTCTTCCTTCGAGGTGGATTATGCACGTTTTTCCGGCGATCAGACGACCTCTCTAGGAAATTCCCTCGTCAATGCTCTTGTAACGTATTTCATCCTCCGTTTCATTTATGGTTTCAAGGACAATGAATTTCACTTGATCGTTTTGGGTGATGACATTCTTATCTTCACTGTTCATTCCATAGACATCAACAAACTATCAGAGAACCTCGCCGAATTTGGTTTTCGATCGAAACTACGGGAGGCTTCGATTTTGGATGCCACCTTTCTCTCAATGAATTTCTTGAAATGTGAAGATGGGAACTATTACGCCTTTCCCAGGATAGGTAAGTTCTTGTTGTCTCGATCTCATTGCACATCCGTTTCGGGAAGGGATGATCCGCAGGGTGTCTTAAAAGCTAACTTCTTATCGGAATCTAAATATACACGGGTTCATCCGGTACTAGGACCCTTTGTCAAGTCGGTTCTTCAGAGCATGAAGAATTACAAGATAAAGAAGCAAATAGAATTGGAGGTTAATGAATTGTCAAAATATCGTTTGAATCAAAAAGAGGATGCCGGATACTACTCCAATGTTGATAAACAATATTTTGATGAGTACATGCTGCACAATTATGGTCTCTCGCCGGAGAATTACCGTGACATGAATTTCAATCTCTGTCTGTTGGGTAACCGACATGATGGAATCAAGGATCCTTTTGTGGACGTCATTCTGTCCACTGAGAATCTTTGATGGTCCCAACCTTAATTTTCCGTTAAGATATGCCTTACAACCATTGGTCTGAGGAAGCCGAGACATTGTCTGGTCTCAATTGGTGCCCGGTCAAAGAAGCCACCTCGATTATCCGTCAATGCCTCAACAAAAATTTTTCCATTATTGAACAAAGAAGAGAAGCGTTGGCCCTAATTCATGGGATGTATAAAGAATGCCCCTTCAACCGTCTAGAACGTTTCCCGGAGTATACCACTTTTGTTTGTCTTCAGATGTATGATTGGCCCAACAAGATGGATCAGGCCATCGAAGCTTTGAATTTTAAAGAAACATCAATACCTGAAGAGCATGAAGGTACTCGTTCTAACAAGACGGGCCTCATGGGTAATTTCAAGAGTAAGGGAAATGACCCTAGACCTGGTTTTTACTCGGGAGATGACGCGTTACACGCATTTCATCAGGCTCTTGTTAACATGCAGCGTGAATTGGCTGCAATGGACGGTGTTTTTGGCCGCCGCTCTTTAGAAGCCAGGTTGGGTATTGTTTGGGCTTGACTACACTCGGGCCGTCAAATAATAAATTATGTTGAGAATCAGGAAGCTCTTGATCGTGATAATCTCTATCTCACCCGTGTTCATGAAAGTGAACTAATACGTACGCCGGGTGGTTTGATGTTGAGGCGTTATGCTGATATTCTTGAGGATGAGGAATTCCTACTATTCTCCAATAGGATATTCATTTATGGCGTTTACTTCGGTGAAGATGGGGAACCCAATGAATGGCAGTACAACGTTATTGATTTTGATTTGGGTATGTTGATGGTAGGCACAGGTTTAGGCGCATCGGACAGGGTTTAGG